CCGGCAAACTTTACGTCGTTTGCTAGACGGTTTTGGGTTTTGTCAGCCATTAGCTGTGTAAATCATCATTAACGCTTATATTCGTGCTTAGAACGAGGTTCAGCACGCTCGCCCGGCTCTCTTGATGCAGATCTCTGCACGAGCTCTTTGTACTCTCGAACCTTGGGCAAGATGTAGCGGTGATGATGTGCGCGCAGAAGGCGCTGCGCTCCGAGGCTGCGTTTTGCACGAGCAGCCAAATACTCCTCCGCATGGTGATCAATCATTGGTGGAGTTGGGGAGAGGGAAAGATAGTCAAGCATCCAGTCAATCGCCTCACAGGCGATGGCCAATGTTCCTGAAAAGCCACCCGATGTGCCAGTAATACCCGAATTGGACAATGTCAATGTCTGGCCCACAGCGGTGACTATCAGTTTAGCCCAAAGTGCTGAACTAGTTGGAGTGGTGCCAGTGTTGAAATTGGCAGAAAGAATTGCGCCAGCAGAGGCAACCGCAACCGGAATTGCGGACACTCCAACGTCGAACACCTGTGACCATGCGACGTCGTATGCACCGGGGGAGGGAAAGGTGATTACGCCGGAAGACTCATTCACACTTGGTTCCGCCGCTGAGTTGAAATTTCCAACTTTGGTCTCATTGTAACCATTTAGCGGCTTGGTACTCAACTGTGTGACGGTACCATCGGTGTAGCCTCCATCTCCAAATGCCCCGAGGATAGCCGGATTCTGCTTAGGATTGTAGAGCTCGACCTCATACTCAACATAGAGGTCGCCCAAATATGTTCCCGCAGTGGCTGTGACACCACACACGGTGAACAATCCGGCATCAAACGTCTGGGGGTCCAACCCCGAAGGGAGGACATCGGTGCGCACGAAATACTTCTTGATGAACTCACCTCGACCGAGGAAGCAATCCACTGAGAAGTCTTTCCACACGACCTCACTGCGTGAGCCTGCATACGTCATCGCCTGCTCAATACTAGTGAGCGGCGGATCAGATGGATCGTACTGGACCGTAGCGTAAATGGCACCAGTAACTGACGTAGAGGCCCGATTCCGGTAGAGGAACCGGAGCATGCGAAAGCGGTACTGTTCGAATCCCTGAGCCAGCTGAGCTAGCCACGGGAAATTATCTGACAGTCCGGGCTGGAGAATGTAAGGTCCGGCACCAGTGTAAGCAGTCACAGAAGTAATTGGTTGCAAGTACTCCCGGTGCCGGATCACAATCGGCCGCATGCCATTGAATTGTGGAGCTCCCATGGTATAAGATACCTGAGCTGCGACGGGCTGTGATACCTTCATCTCCGCTGCAACGGAGGGTGGGGGATCATTATTCCGTCGTTGTCTCCTACGAAATGAGGCTACGGCCATATCTCCTTGCCTTCGCACTTGAGGTCCGATAAATCGCTTTACCTCAGAAGCGACGGCCTTCTTAATGCCACGCAATGGTGCACGTGACACCTGGCGCGCAATCTTCTTCTTGTTAAACTTTGGCATCAGTCAACAACACGTATTTACCGACTCGTGTCAAGTCAAAGCCCCACGCCCAAACACGTGGGGCATCACTTCGCCAATGTTTACGTCCACGAGCGGTGGCAGGGTGGCTAATCACCCCCTCGTGGTACGTGGCCGGTCAGGCCTACTGGCGCCTGGCGCGCCACTTGTCCTTGGTCTTGGGGCGCTCATCGCGCTGGCGCTGTTCGCGCTCCACCCAAGTGCCATTCGCTATTTTCCTCTTGCGCATTTCCTCGAACGACTCCTTCTTCTCTGGTTTTTCAACCCATGTACCTTGCGCTTGTTTGCGCTCCTTGCATTGTTGAGGGGTCTCTTTGACCCTAGCACCTGCAGGAACATGGGGCTTCTCCTCCAAAGGGCCGGTCGGAACAACTGGTAAGACAATCTCAGAGTCAACCACCACCGGAGCTGCCGGTTTGGCGGGCTTAGGCTCTTGACAAAGTGGTGGGCTGAGTAAATCATCAACAGTTTTACAGTCCTCTAACCACCTCAAGAACCTCTTTGAGTCAAACTCGGGTAGAGAACTTACCACATAGTCTCGATACCAGTCAGCTGGTTCGTTAGGATACTGGACGCTCAACTCAAACTGGCTAAACCATGGTTGGATGCGTTTAATCTCATCAGGAGTTGAAATTCCAATACCTAAACTAACAGCTTTGCGACAGAGGTCGCCCAACAAGGGCGTATTTGCGTCCATCAACGCAAAAGCACGGGCCTTCTCCACCAGCTTCTGAACTGGTGTAATCGTCGGGGAAAGGGCCACGGTGACATGAAACTTGGACAACTGACGAGGCAGGTCCGACACTGAGTTCAAATCACCGAACCAAACATGCGGAGAGTACATTCTGGCTAGAAACTTTATGCCCAACTTGCCCCTCCATACCTGTTCGGCGGCCAACTCCTGGCCGACGCTCTTGGCGGCACTGACATATATCTTTGGGTCAATATTGGCCGTCAGGCCATCATCACCGCCATAAATCCCCAATCGTGCATAGGCCTCTTCGGGTGCAATAAAGATTCCTTTTTCTTTAGTCATCCGAAAGGCCATAAACGCTACAAAGGCATTATCCATGCTATTCAAGATAGACGTTTCGGGCGAGCCTGACGCCCTAGCGAAACCCGACTTGTACCATGACCCGTAGGTTCCAATGGCAC